AAAGGAAAGGTTGGCTCTGCGGGAAGGAATCGAACCTTCAAATTCTCTGCTCGAGAACGGACAGTAAACAACTGCCTGTGTCTACCAATTTCACCACCGCAGAATCAATCTTTTTCTTCTAACCTTTTTAATTCAATTGCTTGTTCATGTAACTGTTTCAATACTTCATGTATACCAATTCCGTTTTCATAAATTGGAATTTTTTTATTACTTTTTACTGAAAATATTTTCCCATCTTTATAATTTGGAATTAAATCATTTTTCATATTATTAGATTAGCACGTTTCATCGCACTAATCATTCTAGTTACACCAATTCCACCACCATAACGTGGAATAAAATTATGTTTCAAAAATTCATCAAGTTCTGCTTCTACTCTTTCTTTGCCAAACAGATTAAACAATAACTCTGCATAGCCTCCATCAGAAATAGTATAGAATTGATTTCTCATTTCGTCAACATCGGTTGCACGTTCTGCACTACCGATAGTTTCCATTCCGCCCATGATAACATCGCACTTGTTAGCAAGTCTGTCGCCAGATGCAGAATTTCCTTCCATCTTCATATTCCAGAAAGGACTTGTATATTCTGGAAAATTTGTAAGGAAGAATACATCTCCATATTCTTTATAGAGATCTTCTTCATGTCTGGCTTCCAATTCGTCTGCGGTATATTTTGCACGTAATCCATCATACATTCCGCCAGGGAAATCTTTTATCAACTTGTTTCCATTTGAATCAAAAAATTCTGCTCTTCCGTGATCACATTTAAAACCAAGATGTTTGCAGAGATCGTTTTCCATTTGGAGAAGATCGTTGAAAGTGCCAGGGGCCTCAAATTCAAACATAGGGAAGATTAATTCATGTCTTCCTTCAGTTGGATTTTGTTCCTGTCGATATGAAGTTGACACACAATAACATCCTTTAAGTTCTGGTTTCGTCAGTAGTTCATACTCTAACCACATTTGTCCAGTTTGCGGTAAAGGCCAGATTTGTCCAGAATACTCATAAGTCGCAACTGTCGTTGGATCTTCACAAGCAGCAAGAATAGATAATCTGTTTTGGGTGTGTACTTCTTGAAATCCTTTTTCATCGAAGAAGGATCGTAGTTGGCGGGTTACTTCTGTAAATTCATAAGGTGATATTAATGATGACATTGCCTCCTTTCCAAAATAAAATCTCATCAGTCACAAAAAGAGATTTCTTTTTATTTATAAAAAATGAAACTCCTATATATTTGGATATGAAGAAAAAACACAGACAACTTTACGATTCGTGGAAATACAAGAAAGGGAGTTTTATGGAATTTAATAATCCCATTTTTCAGACTTTGTTGGGTTTAGTAATTTTTTATATTCGACTGAAGATGTTTTCTGGTGGAATGAAATCAATGGGTAAGTTGGAACATCTTGAGGTCTTTCTTGGTAATCCTTACTATATGTTTTTGGGAGGAATAGTCTGTACACTTCTTTGGCAATCAAGTTCACTTTCCACCACAGCAATTATTGGATTGGTTGCATCTGGTGCATTACCACTTCCGTCTGCGATTGCAGCAGTACTGGGAGCTAACATTGGAACTACTGGAACAATCTGGCTTGCTGGTATAATGGTCAGCGATGGAATGCCTCAGGGTATCACTAAACAGATTGCAATTATCCACACAGGAGTCAATGCACTAATGGCAGTTGCATTACTTCCATTTGTTCAACCTATTGCAAGATTTATATCTAAATTTTGACTTGACAATCTTCACATATATTGGTATAATATGAATAGAAGAGTGGAAGAATAATCTAACACATAACTATAATATGAACAGAGAAATATTATGATTTCGATTAAAGTAAAACCAAGAGAAAATATAAACAGAGCATTGAGTCGTTTCAAGACTGCCGTTATGAATGAAGGCATTATGAAAGATGTTCGTGCTAAGTCTCATTTCACTAAACCTTGTCTCAAGAGAAAGCTGAAACGTGAAGAAGCTGCAAGACAACGAATGAAGGATGAGATGAAGGTTATCCGAAAATTACAGAATGAAGAAAAAGAGTGGAGACAACGATAACGTTGTTCAATTAGATCAATTCCGTAAAGAAAAATTTGCTCTCGATATTCGTGTAGGCGGGTACTATGCCAACCTTGAATTGGGAGTATATCTACATATTGTCGGTATCACCACACCGATGCACACTAAAAATGCTGAATGTCACTTCATAGTGGAGGATCATTTCGGGAATCTAGTTACTTTCCGTACTGATGATCCACCGCCAGGGTTTGTTATGTCTTGTATGGAGGAATTTGCAGCAGCTTGTATGGCAGAACCAGAACCAGATGATCCTTTAGTGTCGTAGTATTATAAATAATTATATTGTTATACCCCTACCTTTAAAAACTTAAAAACTTGTTAGAATGTTAAAATTCAAAGAATTTATAACAGAGTCTACCGATGCATCAACCAAATTTGAGGGTGTGATTGTAGACTGTTGGAATTTAAAAAAAGATTTAATAAAAAGCAGTAAAGTACAGGAATTCCTACGTTCTTCAAAGACTGATAAACAATGGGCCACAACTGGTAAATCACCAGAAGAACAAGAACAGATCCTATTGGGTTTTCAAAAAGTTTTAAAACAAAAAGTGAAAGCAGGGGGGAAGGCAGATTCCGCAGGACAAACCAAACCAAAAATTTCTACGAAGTGGACTGAAATTACTGGTAAGGGAGTAGATACTTCAAAATCCGATATTGTCATAGGGAAGTTAGGTGTTTCTGTCAAGGGCCCAAAGGCACAGTTGATGTCAGGTGAACAGAAAGAGTCGAGGGCAACAGTCATTTCAGCAATTGCAGATGCAAATGCAGATAATCAGATACAAGAAGACTTATTAAAGATGGTTGATAGTTTTATCACAACCACTAGAACTGTGGGGGGAGAAACAGAAGAGACTCCAAAAGGAATGAATGTTTCAACCCTATTAAAAAGAGGAGCAGAAAATAAATTGATAAATCCTCAAAATCTTGCAGCCTTTGAAAAGATGAAAGATCAGAAAGCACTCAAATCAACTGTAGAAGATACCTTCAAGAAAGCATTCAATAATAAATCAGTAGGTGATGCATTTGCATGGGAATCTATGACAGGGTGGGAAAAATTCGGAGGTAAGACATTCGGTGAAGCAGGAGATGACAAAGGTAGAGCAACTCATATGTTGGTATGGGATTATGATTTGAAGAAAGTTAAGTTTGATGACTGTAATAAGATCAAATCAAACATTGCAAAGAAGATGTCCATGAAAGCAGATATGAAGAGCAATTCATATAAAGCGGGGGGAGAAAAAGCAGGATATTCTTTTTACCAAACAGTAAGATTGTCGGTAGATGTGATATTTGATAAAGCAGATGAATTTCAAACAGAAGCAGTCAATAGAATTGAATATGGTCGGAAGGATCTAACAGAAGGTGTTATCACAGAAGGTATATTTAAAGACCTAGTTGGTAAAACATGGGGATGGTTCAAAGAGAAGATGAAGAAATTGTGGGATTGGGCAGTTGCACAATTCGTTAAATTAAAAGAAACTATAGTTGAATTATTTAAAGAAGGAATCGATAAGGTTTTAAATTTCTTTGAATATCAACCAGTAGTCAGAGTAAACAGTACAATTAACTTAATGTAATGCTAACATTCAAACAATATCTTACAGAGGCCAAAGAAGGGAAGAACCTTCACCTAGAACATCTGGAAGATGAAGTTCTGAATAATGGAATCAATGGAACTAGAGGTGCAATCAATTTCTTACAGTCGTTGAGGGATATGCTTGCAGGAAGTTCAAAGAAGAGTGTCAATGTTACAGTTAAGTGGGATGGAGCACCCGCAGTATTTGCAGGGATCAATCCAGAGAACGGAAAGTTCTTTGTAGGAACAAAAGGAGTGTTCAACAAGACTCCCAAAGTCAATTACACAGAAGCAGACATAGATGCAAATCATTCATCTGGTGGGCTCAATGCAAAGTTAAAAGTTGCACTCAAGTATCTCCCAAAGTTAGGAATAACGGATGTCCTACAAGGAGATATGCTATTCACACAAGATGACCTTTCAACAGAGACAATAGATGGAATTTCGTAT